TCTTTGTGTAATAATAAAGAGCTAAATTATCTTCTTGCGGCATACCAACACTCGTTTGATCTATGGTTAACTCTGCCTTACTGGTTACAGTAAGTTTTTGAGAGTTATCTGTACCATCGGTTAGAGCCAAGTTGGTTACAGGGGTATTTCTCATACGAGCAACATCCTTAATATTAGTGGGTTTAGAATATCCGAACAATCTAGCAATACCTCCAATAGCAGATGCACCTATAGATGTGGCCAATGCAAAAGGGCCAATATACGGTACTTCCGATAACATACCAGAGATATTTGCTACAGCCGAAGCTGGTCCAGATATAACGCCAGAATTGGCGTATTCGGATTGTGGTTCTAATATAAAAGGAGCATCACCTGATAATGCTACCGCGCGAGAAGTAGGTACTGTAAGATCAACATCAGTTAAATGTGCAAAAATAGTGATAGTCACTTCATCAGTACCGCCATTGATCTGCTCCAACCCAAAAGGAACAGAACGCAATTCCACAAAACCAAGATCAGAAAAAGGAACCGTAGTTGGTATTGATAGCTGACCATGAGTCAGAGGGTGAAGAAAAGGAACACACATACATCCACCTTTATTAGTGGATGCATTAAGATAAAGATGAGGTCTTTGTGATCCTTTAACAATATCGATTCCACGCGTAGTGTCGAGAGCCGTTTGAGCGATAAAGGCATTATCGTCAACGTTTAAATAACGATATGACATCAAGAACATACCTTTGTGAAAGGGTGTTCCTGCTATATCAGCTGTAAGCACTAAATTACCTCGTAATAAACTATAATTTTGCAATTTATTTTTAATAACTGCATTATCTAAAAACTCAGTCCATGGGTTAAATGAATCTACTAAGGTGCTACCCACGGCAATTGTAGTCGTATATATCTGTACCTTCCGCTCAAGAAAAGAAGATAAATTAGCAACACTAGATGTTCCATCATATAATGGTTTAGCTACTGAGGATGAAGCAAGCATTGCATTGTGTGACATATTGTCAGCTGCAATACGAGTACCGAGTTGTGACTCGGATTGTGGTTCAATTTGAAAAATTGATAAACTATGTAAATATAAATAAAAATCCATAATTACTCGTGTCCGTCCTGGACCACTATAAATACCGTCTATATAATTAAGATGCAACAGTGGGTATTATGTTACAAATAGGCTTCTAACCTTAACCCAAGGATATATTTATACTTTATATTAAGTACCATTACCAATCAAATATTAAGGGTTAGGTGAACCGTACGCGCCACCCTCCCTCTAAATAAAGAATATAATAATGGATTAGCTGCAATACTAATAATATATAGCCAATATATTATTAGGGTTTTTATACTCACCATGAGTGTTACCACTCGAGATTTCTACTCTTCCCAAACCGCCGGGGAAGGCACGAAATCTCTAGACAACGCTTCTAACTGATCAAGTGGTAAAACCGCATCATCATCTGTCCAAGTATAACGTTCGGGATCTCCAAACAAGAAATCCCACGTTGCTTCAAAATCAAGTGTATGCTGACGCGTGAAATATCGCTTAATCTCCTCACCTATAGGACAATCAAGCACACGATCCATTTGGGCTATACGTTTGTTAAAATGTTCCTCACCATAGAGGCACCATTCACGTCTTGCAGCACCATATGACTGAGCTAATTGTTGTGGCGATTCAATAGTATCTTTTCGTACCCAATAACACATACTTTTAAAGATACTTTTCTCATCGAGAGGAGCGACAACACGGTCCTTGATCACAATAAACTTCCTCTTGAGGAAATCTATCTCTGACACATGACAAAAGGGCTTAGAAATAGCATCCTTGTCTGACATAGTGAACTTAACACCATGAGCCTCCAAAACATCCTTAATAGCCGTATGGTTAAAACCACTAACATTAGATCCCATGACATTATCATCACCATATGTTATCAACTTGACATTGAATGTGAAAGTTTCCAACGGAAAACCAATGGAATAATAGCAAAATCGCATAAACAATGAATTAGCTAATGAATTCACAACACTTGTCAAAGGATGCCCCGAAGGATTACCACCATAGAATTGAAC